CTTTCAACTCTTCACGGATCTTGTTTAGAGTTTCAAAGATAAGATGCCAATCGAAAGCCGACTTTTCACGGTCAGTCTTACGATGAGCCTTGTAGAAAGGGAAAACGTCACGGCGCCAATACTTCTTGGAGTCGCAAGCAATCACAATCTCACCATACTTGGATTTGAATTGCTTGATGTATGAGCGGAGGCTATTCAGAACCATATGTCTGATAAGAGGTTCATCCAGCTTGGCGTTAGGGTTTGAGCCAATTTGCTGCATCAGGTTCGAGATAAGAACCTGGTTTAGATCAATCAAAATCATGATGTATTACTCGTCTTCTAGGTCTTCTACCTTTTCGATTTTCTTGCCTGTTCGACGGTCGATTACCGTCACATTCTCGTCTATGAATTTATGGAGAGGATGATCAAGATCAAACTGACGGTATATGGTTGCTCGCATTGCGTCAACCGTCATACTGAAGTCCTTCATAAAAAATTCATCATCGATGTCCACACCTTGTTGTTCTAGGTCTTCAATTATCATGTCGACCAGACCATCGATAATATCATCGGCATATTTAACTCTACTTTTGAGTTTTGCTTTGACGATTGAGGCCTCATTATTGATTTCACGGACAATTTTGTTTTTAGGAAATTCTACAACCTTTGTCATTTTACTGCCCTCAGTATCACCGTATCCTTATTTAGGCGACCATTAGCGACCGAGGGTTTACACTTGATATTATCCATGAGCTTGCGAAGAACAATCTTGCTACCAACCTTGAGAATTTCTAGTGTCTGCTCAGGTTTGCGAAGCTTCTTGGTGATAGAGGTCTTTTCGTCAAAGCCAATGACAGTGGTGCCTTTGATGGACAGGCCGGCATGGCTCATTGCATTGATGACGGTGAGATTACGGGTCTTTGCATTGAAAACCCAGAGTTGCTGCGCGCCAACAATCTCAGCGGGCTTGATGCTGGCGATATTGTAGTCTTTACACTCTGCAAGATATTTGACCTTAGAAGCCAGAACAGCCGCAGGCTTCACTTTCTTCTTGCGAGGCTTGCGCGAAGCTCTTTCAGTGATAGAACGAGCCTCAGCCGAAGCCAAGATGCTACGGACAAATTCTACATAGTTCTTGAGTTGTAGCTTCTTGAGGTGGCGATACGCCTCTTTCAACTCTTTATCTTTACCTTCGAAGGCATCATAGAGTTCGATATAAAGAGGGCGATAGTGAGCGGCAATCTTTGATGCGATTTGCGGCTTCACATTGTTATTACGAAACCAATTTCCAGCATTGAAAGAATTTGTACCATTGACAATTAGAATGTCGATCTGTTCTTCAAGCTCGCCGATCAATTCAGAAGCCTTGTTGTTGATGCGGTCTTGGATAGAAACCACATTCTTCACAACAACAGGTTCGTTGTCGACCTCAGGCTCAACAGAGGCGATAGCAGCCTTGATTGCAGCACCCATGCGCTCGCCATATCCTTCGGGCAGGTGACCACCATTCGTAAGGATGCGAGCCATCCAGCCTGTGCTATTGTTAATCTTAGCACGGCCAAACTTCTTGATTTCGTTCTTGTCGTATTTGATCTTTCGCAGATATTCGATAACAAACTCTTTAGCTTGGTTGTTATCGCAGCAATAATTGTACCAGTTGAAAGCCTTGGCTAGATCACTATCGGTACAATCTTCGGCCAGCGTAGGCTCAGGGCCCATAAACTTTTCATCTTCAAGTTTTGCGAGACGCTTAGCCACATTGTTTCCTTTCAGTAGATGGCACCAAACTTCAATTCCTTGAAGTCGGGTATCACACAGATTCCGTCTTCGAGATATTCATAATCATAGCTCATCCTCTCAGCCTCGTCAAGTGCTTCCTCAAGGATTTGATAAACTTTACTCTTTCCGAAGAAGTCTATCATTCGATCCATATCTCCTTCCCAGTGTGCGGTCGAATCATTAAACTTTCCGTAAATATTATCAATAGCAAAACCGTAGGCTACTCGGTATTCCGGGCCTGCGGTCTCTAGAATATAAATTCCGTTATCTGCGCTCATCAAAATTCTTTCCATAAGTATGTAGAGTTTTTTGTGGCAAACCTCACACGCCTGTGTCCTTCATCATCAACACCCTCTTCAAGTATCTCGGTGATAGGAGAAGTCTGCCACCAGTCCTGCATAGAATAGGTGCGAGCATAGTATGATCCAACACGCACACCACAACCAACTCTAGGATACTTTTCATCATCAATAGGCTGATAACTTTCTCCATCGAGTATCTGACACATAGGTCCAGAGTCGCCTCGAAGATCACCTTCACGAACCAAAGAATATCTAGTCATCTTTACTCTCCCATGCCCAGTTCACAACAATCCAATCATCAAGACAGTCATGAAACGAATAGTTCTCGTCTACATGCTCTCTGCCATACTTCTTACACATCATATGATACCAGTGTGGCCAGTATTCATGAAGGATCTCTGCTTCTGATTTAGTCACAACTGAATTAGCATCAGGGTCTTCAGTGTATTCGTTGTAGGACCAGTATCTCATTCTTTCACCCACATTAAACCAAGACGAGAAACAGGCTTATATCCTTCTTTCTTTAGTTCTTCTCTAGTCATAGACTGTTCATATAGTTCCTTGATAACATCCTTTGGCATTGGTTGCACAGAAACAATTTCATTAGCGATCTGATCTGCTAGTGATACTTTCTTGTTTGTTTCCTCTGTCATCACTTATTTCCAATTCTATCTTTCAGCTGGTAGAACTTTTGAACAACCCAATAATAACACAAGACTACGATGGCGATACAGATAAGCCATAGAGGTTGGTTGGGCGGTCTGGTGAAGTAATTCGTCATCTTTTTATCATATCAAATAAAGACACATTTGTCAATCTGATTGATCTCATGACACTACTATAAGTTTTATCTTTGGCACTATCAAAAGTAAACACAGTTCTTGGTTCACCTTGCAAAGATGTTACAACAATATTATTGGTCAAATCAACTTCAACAACACGCTTACCTTGAATAAAAGGTTGAAACTGTTTAGAGTCGTTTATCTTTTCACATATGACTGACCAATGCTTTTTTGTGAGCATCACTTATCACCAATCTCACTGAGAGCATATTCAAGCATCTCAAACGCAAGCTTCTTATCAAGAAACTGATTACGCATAACCATTGGCATCTCAATCAGAATACCAGTCGGCTTATGATAGAGACGAACAACAGTGTTCAATCCACCGATACCCATACCGATACGCTGATCAATCACACGAACATCAGTATCTTTATAGAGTTGGTCATTCATCACCACTCCTGAACTATATTAGTACCATTATATTCGTAAACGTAAGAGAAGTCAACCCCATAAGCAGGAACAACACAAATCTTCTTTGGCATATTGTTCTGATCCAATGCACCAAGAATGCCAGAGATGAACAGAGTGTTTGGATGATTCTCAGGTGTCAAACGACGAAGGATCATTGCTTGCTTGTCGCACTTTTCTTTGAGACGAGTGATCTCGGCTTGCATAGCAAGAACAGCGCCTTCGTGGATACCTTTCCACGCCTCAATCTCTTTCTCTTTATCAGCAATGGTCTGCTTCATTTCCATTATGCCGCCGGGGCCAGAGTTGAGACGTTGATTTTCCTTAGCGACAGCCTTGGCAAAATTTTCAAGATCCATTTCAAGCTTATCTATCATCGTATCACCTATTCAGGATATCATAAATGACAAAACTCTTAATCGAGTCGATTCGGAAAGAACGCCAACCACCAACGTCAATATCCCATACAGCAAGAACATCAAGATTCTCTTTGCGAGGCGTAGCACCTTCAACAATGACCTGCGTAGGAAGATAACTAGGCTTGAGTGTGCAACGCATCTCACGCATACTACCATCGGCCTTTTCAAAGGTGATGGTCGCAACACAATCCTTCAGAGTTTCTTTGATCACATCACGTTCAAACATTATTAGCATCCTTCTTGATTTCACTGGCTTCATCTGTGGTAAAATAGTAATCTAAGAGAATTTCAAATCCACTCTTGAAGTGCTTATCATTCTCAAGATCCTCTTTCTGATAATCTTCGAGAGTTTCGGTATCTTTGATTTGATTGATGAACTTGCAAATCCTCTTGTAGTCTTGTACAAGAACATCCTTAAAAATCTTATCAACCATTTCCGCATCAAGCTTAAGGTTATACATCATGATCTCCTATTGAGGCTTACATTATAGTTCATCACAGGCGAATTGTCAATACAAAAAAGAGGAGCACAATGGCTCCCCTTTAATGCCGAAACAAGAAGAAACTAATTACTTCTTGGCGGGAGCAAAATATCCACCAGCAGCAGCGCCAACGCCACCACCAATAGTTGCAGCCGAAGTTACTGTGCTTACAACGCCAGTAGTTCCGAGAACATTAGCGGTGCCAGCGGCAGTACCAGCGGCAGCGCCAAGAGCGCCACCAGCAAGAGCGCCAACAGCGGCTCCCTGCATAACCTGGCCAACAACAGGTTCCTTATCCTTGATAACCGTGCCTGTAGTGAACAGACCAGCAGCAACAACTGCTACGATTGCAAAAGGTGCCATAGTATTTTCCTTTCTGAAACGGGTTTTAACTTACTAAAAAATTGAACAACAAACCCTATAAATCGTTCAATTAACTTTGGAGTCCCATCATATCGTGGTTTTCCATATATTCAACTAAATCTTCATAACCACCAATTCGATGGTCTTTAACAAATACTTGAGGTACTGTGAGAGGGAGATTAGGACCGATAAGCTCTCTTAGATCATCTTTGGTATAATCTTTGTCGTAGTGAAGCTCTGTGAATGGAACACCTGCACTATTTAGTAGCTGTTTTGCTTTTACACACCATGCACAGTTCTCTTTGGTATACACTTTATATAACATTATATAACACCTAGTTTTTTTAGTTGACGGATAGAATCTTTGGCGTTCTTGTGCATAACCCAAATACCACCACCTTCAACCCAAAGATGCTGATACTTCTTCCAATCATCAACAATAACATCACCAGGCTTGGCATACTTGATCTTGTCTCGCGAACGACAAACAATCATCTTAGTTCCTGGATAATACTTATCACGAAACTTTAGCTTTTGTCTTTCTGCCCAAACACCGCGAGGCCGACCAGTTAGAATGATAGGGTCAAGGTGCTTGACAGCATCGAACAATTCATAAGAATCAGGAAGAGGTTCTAAGTTACCAAAGAAATTCTTAGAAGCTTCAATGCGATTCCACATCTCGGCTTCACCATACTTATCCTCAAACTCAGAAGGGGGCATACCAAGTAATTTGGTAGCCCCCTTAACAAAGTCCGCCAATACACCATCACAATCTAAAAACAGTTGCAATTAAATCTCCACAATCTTAGGCTTATAGTTTTCATAGTCATCACGTTCACCACGATAGCCACGCGGGTGACACACAACACGGGTTTCACCAATCATATAATCAAACTCATCGTGCGTATGCCCATGAATCCAAAGCTTAGGCGGCTTCTTCATCGAAAGAATGGCTTCGTCAAGATTATTTGAGAATGATGGATTGAAAGGGCTACCCTTATATTTATCGTGAATGGATTGATACGAAGGTGTATGATGCGATACGATAATATCGGCCTCAGAGTTCAGCAAAAAGAATTTCTGCGCCTCATGCGTCTCCATCATGATATTCTGATCAAGGTCATAAATGTACCTTTTATCAATCAGACCATTTACATACATCACCCAATCAAGAGGATTAGACAGATCAGTCCACAGTGTAGAACCGGCAATCCTGATACCGTTCACTTCATGCAAGAGTGTATGATACTTTGCTTCGGTGAATGTGTCACCATAATAATCATGATTGCCTTTGATGGCGAACATATGTTCTTTGTGTTTCCAGATCCACTCATGACGAGCCTTATGGTCTTCACAAATATCACCGGCGCAGATATAGAAAACATCTGGCTCAGGCTCATAATCCCAAGGTGTCTCTTCGGTCAGTACCGTCCTGTGCATATGCAGGTCTGACATGATACCGATTTTCATTTCTTTAGTTCCTCAATCTTATCTTTGATCAAACATAAATCATACATGATAATGAGAGCAAAAGCAACCAGCATACTCTCTTTATTAAAATCGTTTAACCATCCAACTAAAACATAGGTGATTAAAACGGCTATGAGATTGACTATTGCGCCTATCATACTTTACGTCCTTTTTTCGTCTTCTTTTCAAGAGACATCGTAGACTTCATTTCATTCAGAAATGTTGATGTTCCACCAAAAAGAACAAAGAGCTTCTGAAAGTCCTCATTCTCAATGAGGTTCATCGTATTAGCTTTTACATTTTCGATTGCCTGATCAGCCAGAACTTTATCAATCTTGATGTTGTTCATATCTTTCGCCCTAGAGTTTTTGGATCAGCACCATCGGTTATATATTGTGTTGCACCCTTGTTATAGGCCGGCGCAACGCGGTTCTTCTTGCGTTCGATCTCTTTGATTGTTTCGGCACTCTCGTCTCGGTCACGCTTCCACTTCCAGTCATCTACAGACTTTTTGAAGCCGTAACCAGGTATGGAGTCGGAGCAAGGTGCTGTACGAACCTCAACCTTTAGATCAGGGCTATAGTCAGGCCTTGCATAGGTCTTTTTACCAAGAATAGCCGCGAAAAAGTCCTTACGCTCTTGACGAAGCTGCAAGGTCTTCTTCGACGGCTTTTTCCGCTTCGATCTGTTGTTCGAATAAATCAGCATGATTGTACCTTAGCACAGACCAATGGTCGTGTCAAGCCTATACAGGCATACCGTTTTCATCTAGAAACTTCTCGACAAACTTTCGGAAGTTTTCCGGGCTATCAAGAAGATAGGCTTGACGGAGTTTGAACAAAGCAACTTCCGTCTCACCACCATAAATGACATAGCCACGGTCTGAAAGTTCGTCAATCAAATCCTGATCATCAAAGTCTTCCAGATCAGGATCTTCGACCCAGACTTCACGGTAGCCCATCACTCACCCCCGTCTTCTTCTTTCGTCTCACCAAATTCGGCTTCATCTTCATCTCGCCACTCTTTCCAAATATCATATTCGGATTCTAGGCGGTCGAGAATGTCATCATCTTCGATACCTTCACGCCAGTCTTCATCTTCAAAATCATACTCATAGCATTGGTCATTACCATCACTATCATAGTGACCAACGAAACCCATACCAGGTTCAAAATAGATAACATCAAGCTCGAAGCCAAGCTCAGTCAACTTCTGATAAGCATCAATTCCAGGGCCCCAAGCAGTATTGAACCAACCAGTTGCGCTCAGGCCATCATCATCAACATCAATGTTACCATCACATACGTCCCACTTGGTGCCCCAAGTTTCGATAGCCGTGCCATAATCCCACTCACCATCTTTCGTAGGCAGAGGAACCAAAGTCTCGAAAAGGTTGCCTTTGTTCACACCATCAACAAACTTCTTCATCATTTCAGGATCTTTGTGGGAAACCGAAAACGTATTTTCGCACCAATTAGGCATTTGCGTTCTCCTTTTCTACGATCTTACCAACCATCTGCCAATCAATAACAGGCATTCTATAGCCTGTCACCTGTTCAAGGTACTTTGCAGCCGCCTTACCTGTAGCAAACTCTTTCATACCATAGTTAGTATTCAGGTTAGGCTTTGCATAGCAAGGGCCTGTGATTTCTACAAACTCGGGTTCTTTTCTCTTTCTAGCCATTACGACACCCATCCATCTTCATATTCTTCACGACGCCGAAGCTCTACTGTATAGAGCATCTCCATAAAACTGTTAATGTCTTCAAGCGGCACACTCGCAAGGTCACGCTCACCACTTACATAGATGATATACTCTTTTGTCAACTGAGGAATGTCCTCATAGCATGTAAAAGGTGCAACCTTCATTTCAGCAAACGGTATATACATCACAAGGCTCCAGTCCAACGAACACGATCAAGGGTACCATCGAAGATGTTACCACGGGCAAAATTCTTAGCAGGCGCACGCCATGATGCGGCCTTGAGAATATCGCCAGCCTTAAACTTACCATTGTCATTACGAACAATGAAAGAGTGGACGGAACTACCAGTAATAATCTTTATATACTTACTGCCGACCTCAACCGTCAGGCCAGCAATAAACTCCTCAACCATCTGTTTGCGGATCTTGTCAGTCTCCCAACCAGGCGAGAAAGCCTTATAGTCGGCGACAATCTTTTCGAGCATGGGGGTCAGTTCACCGTATTTCATATTAACTCCTGATTTCTAGAGGATGGTAGCAGGTCTGGTTTGAATGTCAACCAACAACAAAGCCAGTGGCATCTTTTTTAGCCTTGCCCTTGGCGTAAAGGGCGACAACAACACCGAGCGGATCAAGGACACGGACATCCGTATCATCGCCGTCAACCACAGAAAGACCAAGGAAGGTTTGCTTAAAGAACAGCATATCTTCCACAAGCTTGCGGGTGCGGAACACAACCGCGATCCGCATACCTTGTGCGATGGCCTTCATAACGAAAGGTATGTAAGCCTTGACGCCACTGTAGGAGAAGGTCAGATCATAATTGGCAGGAATATTCTTGCGATTAGCAATCTTGGTGTAATCGTAGAAAGCGGTATCAGGAAGGTCCTGAATAATTCCGTAATTCTCCCAACGAATATCGGTGGTGCCGTTCAAACGAACCAGCAATTTCCAATCGGACTTCGCAGCCTGCTTTTCAAGGTTGATAATCTCTTTCTTGAGCAAAGCAATAAACTCCTCGCGGTATTGCTGCCAGAAAAGAGCCTTGCGAAGGCGGCTATAAAAGACGGGAGCCATAGCACCGCGACCAGCGGTGAAAAGGCAGGCCAGATCACATTGCGCGATGGTCGCCATAGGGCATAATTGCTCACCGCTTTGCATTGCGGGAGCCATGTAAAGGATAGCGGTGCGATAGCCAAGCTTCTCACCCTTACTGGTCTTAGCATCACCAGAGACGCCAAGGAGCTTGTCAGGCTTTTGAGTAAAGAGCTTGCGGATTTTAGGCTTGCTTTCGATCTCCGCACGGACGGCAGGGTCAAGTTTAGACAGGTCATAAATCAGGGTCATATTGTCAAGCTCCAGATCAATCATCATGGTTACAGGATAACGGAGTTGGTGGAGGATGCAAGAACTATTTTATTGCCAAGTTATTAGACCTTAGTCTAATGTGGCAAAAAAGCAACACCAGGAACCACTGTGTTTTCAGCAATTCCTGGTGTAACATGGTTTGTTACAATTTTAAATGGGAACGATGCACTTTTACCATGATCCAATCATTGTACCACTGGTCGGATTCCAGAACCCTGCGGTCTATTTGCTCCCGCATCTCCAGATAATTGGCGGTACCTTTGGATTTGCAAAGGTGAAGTATCTCACGGTGGAAATTATCAGGCCCTAGGCTATCCACGTCCTGCTTGAGTAGGGCGTTTGATCCGTAATAGTCTCGCCAACCGGAGTCGAGCTTGACTTTTTTACGTTTTCCTTTGACCGTCTTTGTTCGTGTTGATTTGAAGAGTTTCTTTCCAATGTAACTCTTTTGATTGGTGAGATTGGTAATACGGTATACGAAGCCAATGTATTCCTGAATATCTTCATCGCTCACCTCTTTACCTTGATAGTACCACATAATATACCCCCTGTCAAGAGGTATGTATGTTACTTCTTGGAATAGTATGTGTGGTGCATCTGAACAAATCCGTATGAGAGGCCACCAAATAGCAAAGTGCTGTAAATTATAACTGCACTAAGATATAAGATGGCATCTATATGTTTCATTCTTCTTGCTCTTCTTCATCATCCTCATCATAGACCTCGGCGGCACAAAAGGGGCAAAACTTTGGATGCCCCGATGTGTCGTCTAGATCATACATCAACTTATATTCACTTTCACAATCTCTGCATATAATTTTGTTTACTTCTCTAGACATTTATTGACCCTTATACGATTTCACAGGCACCGGCGACACAGGCCAATTCCTGTGAACCAGTGGTCATGTCCTGCTTTTCGTATTCAGCCAACTTAACCCAGTCAACATTCTTAGGCATCTTAGCAGCAAGAGCTTCATAGTCTTCTCTTGTGCAATCCTGATAAGGCGCCTGAGCATACACATGGTCAGAGAATGGTAAGAATGAAACACCACTCATTTCATCAAAATGCTTCCAAACCCATGCACCAACTTCTGGCCATTCCTGCTCCTTAACAGAAACGGTGATAGAGGGCTTGTGTTCACACCAATGACGCTGATAGGTAAGCCACAATTCTAACTGTTCAATAGCAGTCATGTCCTTACGATATATAGCGTTCTCTGGAGCCTTGATAGGGAATGAGAATACATGTGTATGATCTGGCTTTGTGACATCATCTTCAACAGGAAAGCCCATCTCAACCATCATCTTGGCGAGAGGATCCTTCTTATCAGCACGAACCGTACGAACATAGTAAGGTGAGTGGCGGGTATGAATACCAGAGGCCGCATCAACTAGCTGAGAAACTGTACCTGATGGCTTAACACAAGTGATAGCCGCCGGCATTGGAACACCAATCAGTTGTGACCATTCTTTTGCAGTAGACTGAGCAACAAAGCGAAGTGTGTTCAAGAGCGTCTGAAGATCACCCTTCTTACCGTTCGTAAACTCATTGTCCATAATTCCAGTAAGTGAGACGCCAAGCAGTCGTTCTTCTTCACAGTTTTCCCTCCACTTCTTTGATAGGTATCTGAAATTTGTGAGAGTTGATTGAAATACTCCAAGAATAGTAGCATGACGAACCTTTTCTTTTAATGTTTCGAGGGTATCATCTCCACGAACAACAACCTCAGTTAGATTACAAAATTCTCTGCTGCGAAGGATAATTTCGGAACATGGGTTCGTGCCGAAGTCATAATTAGGATCACGACGACCAAACTTCTCGGCCTGCTTCTTAGATGCTTCACGCGAGAAGATACCACGCTCACCAGAATGTGACTCATAGAGTGAGAGCCATTCTTTCATGAAGATACCAACGTCAACATTACCCTTAGCAACATAAGAGTTGTTGGCTAGCGCCCTTTGAATATTGTCCTTCCACCATTCACCAGACTTAGCCACACGCATACGGTCATCAGAAAGATCGGATAAACTAATAAGAGCAGAACGGCGAACACCGCCGACAACGACAATTTCAGCGATCTTACAAACAATGTCATGGCACTCCATAGTAGTCAAGCGGCGGCCCGTAGCCTTCTTGAAAGTGGAAACACAAAACTT